ATCTAATCGAGGAAGAGTACAACGACGAGTTCAAAGAGGCACTAGCCAACAATGACCGCGTAGAGCAACTAGACGCACTCATCGACATTCTAGTGGTAACTATCGGCGCTCTACATAGTGGCGGTTTCGATGTAGAGGGGGCCTGGAACGAAGTCATGAGAACAAACTTCGCAAAAATCGACCCAACAACGGGCAAAGTACGCAAACGTGAGGACGGTAAAGTACTCAAACCCGAAGGCTGGACACCACCTAACCTCCTACCGTTCGTCAAGTAACAGATAAATACTCTATCTAACACATAGGGTATTTTTATATGGCCAGTTTACAAGAACTCAAAGCGCAAATGTTCAAAAACGTCGAACTACGTTTAGGCGGGGGCATCATCGATCTCGAATTAGACCCGGAACATTATGAATCGGCATACCAATACGCCATCGCAACATATCGTCAACGCAGTCAAAATGCGTTTGAAGAGAGTTATCATGTATTGACTGTTCAAAAAGACACCGCAAGTTATACCCTACCTCAAGAAATTACACAAGTGCGTCAAGCATTTAGGCGTACTATCGGCCTAGAGACAGGTCCGGGCGCAACCTCATTTGACCCTTTTAGTAGTGCTATTATGAACACATATTTGCTCAACTATAATCATAGTGGTGGTCTAGCGAACTACGACTTGTATAGTGGATATGTTGAATTGGCGGCAAGAATGTTTGGTGGTTATGTAATTTACACATTCAACCCAGTAACTAAACAAATCAATTTTGTTAGAAATTTCAAGGGCAGTGGTGAGAGTATTCTCTTGTGGACAGATAACATGAAGCCTGAGTTTATTTTGTTACAGGATTACAGAACTCAGAACTGGTTATACAGTTGGACAATAGCACAGTGTAAAATTATTATAGGCGAAGCACGTGAGAAATACAGTCAGATTGCAGGACCATCCGGTGGTACATCACTAAACGGTGCTCAAATGAAGGCTGAGGGTACTAAAATGCAAGAAGACCTATTAACTGAATTGAAAACATATACTGATGGTGGACAACCTCTTACCTGGGTAATAGGCTAACTGGAACTAGAATAAACTAAAAGTCATCCATTCTGCTTGATAATTAATAGTAGAGAGTATAAAATCAATCTATGACTAAAATTATCGGCATCGCAGGATTTATCGGCAGCGGCAAAGACACGGTCGCTAACTATCTAACAACTACACATCAATTCAAACGTCTAAGTTATGCTGGCCCTCTGAAAGATGCCGTGGCAGTTATATTTGGCTGGAATAGAGAGATGCTAGAGGGATCAACAAAGAGTAGCAGAGAATGGCGAGAGCAACCAGATGAATGGTGGAGCAATCGTCTTAATCTACCAATTACTCCTCGTTGGGTACTTCAGCAATGGGGTACCAATGTTCTCAGACAGCATTTTGCTGACGATATCTGGATTGCCTCAATCGAAAATCATCTAAGAAATGCAGTAGACAATATCGTAATAAGTGACGTTCGTTTCCCGAATGAAGTAGAATCAATTCGCAGGGCAGGCGGTAAAGTCATCAGAGTAACTAGAGGTGAAAACCCGGAGTGGTATGAAGCCGCCCTTTCTTTTAACATTGGAGAACACGGGAATATGAACTGGGCCCTAAGCAAGGCTAAGTTAGATAGACTGGGCGTTCATCCTAGTGAATACTCGATTGTTGGTACAAAATTTGATGCAGTCATTGATAACAGCGGTTCAATAGACGACTTGTACTCTAGTATCAATCAACTGATAAATCCCCAGGACGCCAGGTAAAGTATTTTCGCCTGACTACTTCTACACAGTTCAGGCATACACTTCGCAGATTTACCAGTGACCCATCATTCAGATCACCGTTTAGATGCCAAACCGTTATCTGACTACTCCATTGTGACTTGAATCCACAAACATCACATTTGTCCTTCTTTTTATAGCCCTGTAATTGCCATCTAGGCTTTTGTGGTGGCAGTCTCTTCTGTTTTCTTATACAATCATTACATCTACTGCGATAGTATCGTTTATCGTTACGATAATAGGCAGGCGCTCTGTAGTTCTGCTTACAAATAGGGCAAATTGGTCTATCCATGGCCTATTTATACAACAACTCTACTAGTAGAGGCCGTAAACGACCATTTTTATCATTTTTTGCTAAATATTGATAGTGAAGGGTTTTCACATACTATAAAGTAAAAAAGGAAAAATAAACCATGGCATTATCATCACCAGGCACAGAGATTACGATCATCGATGAATCACAATATCTACCAGCTGCGCCAAATTCAATTCCGCTTGTAGTTCTCGCTACTGCCCAAAATAAAATCAATGCGAGTGGCACTGGTGTTGCTACTGGTACTACTAAAGGGAATGCGGGTAAACTATACCAAATCACAAGTCAGCGTGACTTGATTACCTACTTTGGTAACCCATTCTTCTATAAGACAACAAGTGGTACTCCAATTCAGGGATACGAACTAAACGAATACGGTCTATTAGCGGCTTACAGTACTCTAGGTAGTACTAACCTAATATATGCTATTCGTGCTGATATTGATATGGCTGCTCTAGTTGGTAAGACAGTTCGTCCAAGCAGTAGCCCAGACAATGGCAGTTGGTGGTTGAACACAGCCAGTTCACAATGGGGTATCTTTGAATTCTCTAGTACAAGCGGTTCGTTTACAAATAAAGTTCCTTATGTTATTACTGACTCCTTCAATGTAACATCTAGTGGAGCTCCAATTGATGGATATCCAGCCGCTATTGGCAGTTACGCTGTAGTATTGGTCAATACAAGTGGTGTTAACCCAACTAACAACCCAAATACATATGGCACTTACTACTACAAAGCAGGTGCTAATCTACCAGCCACTCACTCATTATACGGACAGTGGGTTAAAGTAGGTAGTCCAGATTGGCAAAATGCCTGGCCAACAATCAAAGGAACAGCAACTGCCCCGGTTATTTCAACTACTGGTAACCTGATCCTAACTCGTAATAAAACTACAGCCACTGTTAGTGGAGTTATCAATGATGGCACAAGTGCAAGTGTTGCTGGTAATACACTAACTGTAACAGAAATAATCAGTTCTACTTCACAATTAGCAGTCGGTACAGTTATTCGCGGAACAGGGATCGCTGAGGGCACATATATTACTGCCCTAGGTACCGGTACTGGTGGTACTGGTACATATACAGTAAACAATAGTCAACTAGTAAATACTAAAGTTGCTACAATCACTAGTGGTAGTATCAGTAGCACAACATTGACTGTTACTTCAGTTGGTAGTGGCACAGCATTAAGTGTTGGTACACTAATCATTGGTAGTTCAAATGTTCCGGCTAGTGCTCTAGCAACAAGTACAGCTTATACTATCGGCACAGTGAATACAACTGATTGGGGTCTAGCCGGCGCAGCATATAGTGCTAGTGTTACTGGTTATATCGGTGATGTAGCAGGTCCTAATATGGCATCATCCGGTGTAATAATGACTGTTACTGCTTTTACCTCTGGCTACTTAACACCAGGAATGTACATCAGCGACAGTACAGAGGCGGTAACTGCTGGCTCATATATTGACAGTCAAATCTGGGATTGGGCTGCTTTGGTTACAGCTAGTGGTTCTAGTGGTTCAACAACTATTACTGTTACTAGTGCGACAGGTCTAGCAACAGGTCAGCTAATCACTGCCTCTGGTATACCAACAGGCACAACAATCACTAATATTTCGGGTACTACTATAACCTTAAGTGCTCAACTAACATCTGCTCTCACAAGTGCGGCAGCTACAGTATACTCTGAGACAGCAGACGCAGTTTCAAAGAGCTACAGCAGTGGTGGCGCATCAGGTGCCACAACAATCACTCTAAATAACGCTACTGGTTTGGTTGCTGGTATGGTAGTAAGTGGCCCAGGTATCGTCGGTGGTACTACAGTAAATTCAGTTGATTTAACAACAGGCATAGTCACACTGAGTGCTGGTCTAAATCAACAAGCAGCAGGCGTTTACAAATTCTATGCCGCTACTACCGGCCGCAGAGGTATATACAAGATTGCCGGCGTAGGTAATCAAACAGCTGGTACGCCCTATAGCGGTTCTGGCGCTCAGACGGAACTAACAATCAAAGGTCAACCAACACCTGGTACAGCCTTTACTACAGGCGCTACTATTACATGGGGTGCCGGTGGTGCTGGTACAGGTAGTGCTAATAAGTCAGTTTTAGCTGGAACATATATTACTGCTCTTGGTACAGGCACAGGCACAACAGGCACATATACTGTTAGCTCATCACAAACAGTACCAGCTGGTGTTATAACTGGTTACAAGAACTCAATGACTGGTCAAGGAAGTACAATAATTACTGCTACTGCTGGTAACAGTGTTACTACTGTACAAGCTGCCATCAACAGTGGCGACATTCCTTATGTAAGTGCTGAAGTTGTTGATGATAAGTTATACATTTATGATGCTACTCCAACAACAACATCATATGATAGTGCTCTATATCTATCAGGCACTGCTAGTGTTCTAACCGATCTAGGCTTGACTGCTGGTCAATACGCAGCACCACACCTAACATACGGCACTAACGCGGCACAACCTCTATGGAGATCAACTGATACTAACCCACATCCAACAGGTAGTGTATGGATCAAAACAAACGCATTCAACAAAGGTATGAACTTAGTAATGAGTCAGTACAGTTCAGGTACAGGCTTGTATTCAACTAAGACAGTAACAGTGAGTGAAAGCGATTGGGCAGTGAACACAACACTAGATGCTACAGGCGGCAAAGCTATTCCTGTAAACTCAGTATATGCTAAAGTATCTTCAACAGAAACTGGCATCGAGCAACCACTACAATTCTTCTATCGTGCCGCATCTGGCGCAAGTACTTTCGTTGGTACAATTTCTAATCCAACTGGATTCGAAATAGGCTCAACTGTTGACGTACAAGTAAGTCAGCCTGGTTCAAAGACACTATTACCAACAGCGGCTGGTGCTGGTATTGTTTCTATTACAGGATCATCGGGTGTAATAGTAGCTTATAAATATCGTGTTACATTAGCCGGTACTACTGCTACTGATTTCGTAAAAGCATGGAACTCTACTAATATTCCTTACACAAAAGCTAGTATTGATGCGACAACAGGCGCAATTGTACTAACCCACACTGAAGGAGGCTGTATCATCCTTGATGATAGTAGAAATCACAGCACTAATCCAACTACAGTAAGTCCGCTAACAGTTACTGGTCTATCAGTATACGACATGACTGCCGGTACAGGTACACTAGGTGCCAAGTATGGTACATTCGTTGAAAATTATGACTGGACTCAGTCGGGAGTTTCCCCACTATCAACAACAGGCGGTAGCGGTACTGGATTAAAGGTTAATCTAAATAGTAATGGTTATAACTTCACTATAAGTATAAACACTGGTGGTGCTAGTTATGCGGTGGATGACCTAGTTGATATTGTTGGTATCACCGGCGCAGATGGTGAAACTATTCAAGCACGTGTTATTTCTGTAAGTGCTGGCGCGGTAACCAGTTTAGTACCAACCACTGGTAGAATTACTCCACAATTTAACGTTCTACTAAGTAACTGGGAAGTATTTGATTACACTTCAAATGATCTATCTCCAGTAAACAGTCCAGTGAATGGCACACCATGGTTCCATAGTGTTATCAATCAAGTTGATATTATGAGTAACGTTGGTGGCAAGTGGTACGGCTATCTAAATGTAGCATACGATAGCAACGGTCTAGCATACTCTGGCACTAACTTGGGTAATAATGCTACTGGTATTATCGTATCCGCTAATATGCCAAGTACACAAACAGACGGCACAGCACTAGTATACGGTGACTTGTGGTTAGACAGCGGTGATCTAGAGAACTACCCAGTAATTCGCCGTTGGCAGTCAGTAAACAGTATTGATCAATGGGTTCTAATTGATAACACTGATCAGCAATCTGACAAGGGTATTCTATTCGCTGATGCTCGTTGGGGTACAAGTGGCTCTATCGATCCAGTAAATGACGCAATCCCAACAATCGCTAGTTTACTAACAAGCAATTACTTAGACATGGATGCTCCAGAGGGTACAAGTTATCCACAAGGCATGATCTTGTTTAACACTCGTCGCAGTGGTTACAACGTCAAGACATTCCGCACTGGTTACTTCAATTCTACTGATTTCAGTGGCACTGTACCTACGTTCACAAGTGCTTGGGTAACAGCAAGTGGTTTGAAAACAGACGGTTCACCATACATGGGTCGTAAAGCACAACGTGCTATGATTGTAGCAGCTATGAAAGTAGCAGTTGATACAAGTGTAGAACTACGTGAAGATCAAACATCATTCAACTTGTTGTGTGCTCCAGGTTACCCAGAGTTACAGCCTAACATGATAAGTCTAAACAATGACCGTCATCAAACTGCTTACATCATCGGTGACACACCACTACGCTTAGCTAACGATGCTAATGCTATCACTAAGTGGGCTACTAACGCAGCAGGTGCTACAACATCAGGCGAAGACGGCTTAGTAACTCGTGACTCATACATGGGTATCTACTACCCAAGTGGTATCACAACAGACCTAACCGGTTCACAAGTAGTTGTACCAGCATCACACATGATTCTACGTACAATCATTCATAACGACACTGTTGCTTACCCATGGTTCGCACCAGCCGGTATGCGCCGCGGTACAATCGACAACGCTACAAACATCGGTTATATCGATGCTGCTAGCGGTGAGTTCCAAACAACTAAGAACCGTGTTGCTCTACGTGATGTTCAATATACTAACTTCATCAACCCAATCGCTTACTTCAATAACGTTGGTTTGTTGAACTACGGTAACAAGAACAGTTACGATAGTCAGAGTGCTCTAGACAGAACAAACGTTGCTCGTCTAGTATGTTACATCCGTGACCGTCTACAAATCGCAGTGCGTCCGTTCATCTTTGAACCAAACGATGCCGCTACCCGTAGTCAAGTACGTGGTGTAATCACTACACTATTTGCTGATATTCAAGCTAAGCGCGGTATCTATGACTATCTAGTAGTATGTGATAGTAGTAATAACACTCCTGCTCGTATCGACCGCAACGAACTATGGATTGACATCGCTATCGAGCCAGTTAAGGCAATCGAATTCGTGTACATCCCAGTTCGTATTATGAACACCGGTGAGATTGCGACATTAGGTAAGTAAAGAAAATCAGGGGGCTAAATACCCCCTGTTTTAAAGATAAATAAACATAACAGGAGAAATAAATGGCTATTACATCAACATCACTTAGTAAAATGACCGGTTCTGATGGCTCAGGGGCTAGTTCTGGTCTATTGATGCCAAAACTACAATACAGATTTCGTGTAACTTTTCAAAACTTTGGCGGTCAAGCAGACAGTAAAGAACTAACTAAACAAGTAGTTGACTTTACACGTCCAAGTGTAGAATTTGCTGAAATCCCAATCGAAGTATACAACAGTAGAATCTATCTAGCGGGCAAACCAACATGGCAAGCAGTAACATTAAATGTACGTGATGATGCACAGGGTAGTGTTGCGGGTCTAGTGGGCGCTCAGTTACAACGCCAGTTTGACTTTGCTGAGCAAGCAAGTGCTGCAGCAGGCGCTGATTACAAGTTTAACATGAGTTGCGATATTCTGGACGGTGCTTCTGGCGCTGGTACACCAGGTGTCCTAGAATCGTGGAGTTTGCTAGGTTGCTACTTAGCTAGTGCTAACTACAATCAGTTGAGCTATAGTGCTAATGAACCAGCCACCATCGCGCTAAGTATTCGTTTTGATAACGCAGTACAAGAAAAAGAAGGTAGCCAATCATTCGGCGTGGGTCTAGGTAAGACTATGGCAGCAGGTGTAGCGGGTACTATTACTAACGGCTAATAAACATGGCAGGATTCTTCCAAGAATTTATCAAGGGAGCAGAACAGGGGTTCTTCGGAACCCCTTATCTTCGTGACGCCCAACACGCTAGTAAGATTTTTCGTACTAACGGTTACGGTAACGCCCCTCATCTCAAGTATCTATTTCACGTGTACTTTGAAGTACATCCTGATTTGATTGCTAGCGGCGCATTTCCTAATCCAGAAATGCCTGGTATTCTTGTGAAAAACATTACTCTTCCTAAGTATAATGTTAATCTATCTGAAATGAATCAGTACAATCGTAAAAGATATGTACAAACAAAAATCAACTATGACCCAGTGTCGGTTACATTCCATGATGATAACTTAGGCGCAGTATCAAAACTATGGCAAAACTTCTATTCGTATTATTATAACGATACGTTTACTGCTAGTTCTAATCAAGCTATAGGACAGAGAAATACTTACAGTCCAGACAACAGTGCTATTCAAAACTGGGGTTACTTAGGTGAGCCCGCTACAATCGCCGGAGCATCGACTACACAACCTAAGACTAGTTTCTTTAAAAATGTTTATATCTATGGTTTCAATCAACACAACTTTAGATTATACACATTAGTAAACCCAACTATTGAGAGATTTGAACACGATACCTATGATTACAGTGCAGGTAATGGCGTAATGGAAAACAAAATGACATTGCGATACGAAGCAGTGACATACAAAGAAGACGCACTAAATGGTCAGAAACCAGATGAAAAAGTAAAAGGCTTCGGTCTAGAAGCAACATACGATCGGACTCTTAGTCCAATCAGTCGACCAGGCAGTAATAAATCTATTATGGGTCCTGGTGGTTTAGTTGATGCTACTGATAGTTTAATCGATGATATAAGTAGCGGTAACTATTTAAGAGCACTACAAACAGCTGGCACTACAGCAAAAACTTTCAAGGGTGCAAATCTAGGCGACCTAGCCAAACGAGATGCACAAACAGCATTATTGGGTGGAGCAGCCGCAGCGGGAGCAGCGCTATCAAAAGCGGCTAGAGGTGTTACTAAATCACCAAGTTAACCAATAATAAATAATGCTATGACAACATCTCAAGTACCATTATCAGTTGGCGCAAACGATTACGAATTAGTTCACTCTTACTTTGCGGGCAGAGTTTCCAGTGAAAAGATTGCTAAAACTTTTACTGAAAATCTTTTTAAAATATCTGCACAGTCTGGTATAGATGTAATGACTCTGTTAGAAACATTTGATTCGGGCGATAGTAAACTAACAATATCTCTGACTATGGCATATTATCTTAACAACTTCAGTGATAAAACTGTATTATACGGCATTAATAATATTATTACACCAGATCAAAACGTTCAACGTAACATCATACAGTAATGGCTAAGTTCGCTCAAGGAATCTATGAAGTAAAGAATCCACAAAAATATGTAGGCAACAGTAAACCTAGATATCGCAGTGGTTGGGAATTTACATTCATGTCATTCTGTGATAACAATGATAATATCATTCAATGGGCAAGCGAAGCAGTAAGAATCCCGTATCGTAATCCACTAACAGGAAAACAAACAATTTATGTTCCTGACTTTTTTGTTCAGTACATAGATAAAACCGGTAGAACATCTGCTGAACTTATCGAAATTAAACCCCTAAAACAAACCTCTCTACAAGAAGCCGGTAGAAGTCGAACAGCACAAGCAGCAGCTATAGTAAATCAAGCAAAGTGGGCAGCCGCGCAGGTATGGTGCAAGAGAACCGGAATCAGATTCCGTGTAATCACTGAGAACGATATTTTCAGAAACGGTAGTAAATAGTCTCATAAATAAGACTATGACTAAAAAACTAGAAGACCTCTTTAATCTACCTTCTGATGATGAATCAGAAGATACATTAATGCCCGCTCCGGAAGAGGATATCCCAACTGACCTAATATCACAAGATACCCTAGACGCGATCGAAAAGATAGAATCAGCATTACCACAGGTTAAAGGCTTAGAAGCCAGTGATGCTGAAATGGATGAACTAAGTGCTAAAGCTAAAGAAGCATTTGATAATCTTATGGACCTAGGATTTCAGGTCGACAGTCGCTTTGCTAGTGAAATATTTAATTCAGCATCTTCGATGCTTGGACATGCTATCTCCGCTAAAACAGCGAAAACTAATAAGAAACTGAAAATGATCCAGTTACAACTACAAAAAGCAGAACTGGACAGAAAATTAGCTGCCCAAGCCGCCAAAGACGCACAAACACCAGCAGGATCTGAGATTCCATTGGGCCAGGGGCAAGTGTTAGATAGAAATGATCTAATTAAGCAAATTCTTCAGCAAAGCAAATCGTCTCCCAAAGATAAATAAATATATAAACTGGAATTTACCACATGAAATCATTTCGCACCTATCTAGCAGAGAGTGTCCATACATACAACTATAAAGTTCGTATTGCTGGTGACGCTCCAAAAAATTTCATTGACTTGTTCAAACACAATCTACAGAAATTTGACCCTGTGAGTATCAGTGAACCCAAGTCAACACCTATTCAAAAGAAACCTTTAGGTTTTCCTGAACTAGAGAATCATTCAGTTACAATTATTGACGTTAAGTTTAAATATCCAGCAACCGAGCCTATGATTAAGCAGATTGCTACACTACTAGGTTACGATGAAAATTTAATTCGTGTTGTTGGCTCAGAGCATCAAGACGGTTTAGATAACGAGATAGCAACGTATGCTAAACAATCTAGTCCCGTATTAGGTAATGATGAGTTAGAAGACAATGGTAAAGAAGCCTCTAAAGAATACGGCGATAGTTATCTAAATAGAATCAAGCGTACCAACCCACAAAAAGTAGAAACTGGTTATAGTGGTAAAGTTGAAAGAGCAGCACATGATCCGTTTGCTCCTAAAGTAGAAGCAAGTAAGAGTCCACTTAGTACGGTCAAGCTACCACCATTGCCAAAGACAGGAAGTAAGTAATCATGAGTCTAAAGAATTTTATTAAACAAGTTGAACAACAACAACTAAATGAGACTACACAAACAGTTATGGTTCCTCCGGCTAAGCCAGGCGATAAACCAACAGCACTAGCAATCGATACTAGTAAACCAGGCGGAGATGTTATGGCCGCGGCATTAGGCGCTAAACCAGGCTCTTCATCAACTATATCAACGCCTAATAGTCCTATCAAAGCAATACCAGCGCAAGGTCAACAGCAACAACAGCAACAACAGCCACAAAATCAGCAAGGCCAACAGCAAACAATGAGTGAAGATGCTACCGAGCAACATTTAACAATCGATGAAGCCTTACAAACAATCTTAAATAGACACCCACATGAACATAAAATGTGTCAAGAGGGATGGGGCATGCACGAGAGCCTATACGAAGCACTACGTGATCACTACTTTGAGCAGGGCAGAATCCCTCGCTCTCTAATGCACGGTGATCGTGAAGCACTACGTAGACACGTTGAAGAATGCTACACTCAAGACACAATGGGCGGCAATGAAGCAGCCATCAACAGCGGTATACTAGATGAAGAAGGCATGGAAGAAGGCATTGAAGACAGAATCGGCACTAACCCAGTACCTGAGAAGGATCCTGCTAAGCAGAATTCATTCAATACACCCGCGTATCAACGCAAAGCACAATCACAAGGCGGCCAAAAAATGAGTAGCTTAGAACAACGAGTAAAGGAAACTGAAATGTTTGAAGGTAAGAAAACAAAATCTGTAGCAGAAGCGACAGAAAAAACAAAGACAGGTCTAAAGCACACTGCTGATGCCGGCGGTTACGGCCGTAAGCACGAAGATGACGAAGACGAAGACGGTAAGAAAGTCAAAGCAGACGCACCTAAGAAGGGCCGCGGTCGTCCTAAGAAGGGCAGTGATAGTGAGACGGGCGAAAAGAAAGAATACGAATTTGATGCGTTAGGCAAAGCATTCGGCGGCGGTAAGAAGCCAAAGAAAGAAGTTGGTAAGCTAACAACGAAGCACCGCATCAAAACTAAAGCAGACAGCGACAAAGTAGATGAAT